ATAGGGAAAAGAAGAAGAAGAGGATCAATCGTTGTTATGGGATGTAATAGTAGATAATAAACCAGCTACGCATAGAAGAATGGATAAATATCGTGAAGCTCTTGATATGTTGATTAGTTATTGGAAAATGTGATGCCTGAAATATCTATTGATTATATATGGTATGAATATAGCAATGAGATCAAAAAAAATGTAAAAGTTGAACATTTAAGACAATTTAAATTAGAAGAACATCAACAAATAATTGAAAACTATTGTAACAACAGTAAATCAAATAAAAAATACAGAAATATACAAATTTACGATTATCGTGTGCTAGGAAAACATAAAAATAGTGAGACTCAGAAAGAATTTAATTTATCAAGTATTTCAGTCATAATAAATAAAATTATACAAAAAGGATTTTACAAAGATTTACTTTTTTATTGGCATTTTGAAAAAACTAATGATGGAGTAACTTGCCGATTTAAAAAATAAATATTCTCATTTGTTCCCATTTAGATCATTGAATAGATAATATAGATTAGTTATTAAGATCGACTGGTCGGTCTAAAATCAGAGCAAATATTATGATTCAAGGGGAAGAAAAACTCTTGATCCATATCATTGTGAGAGCCATGTGCGATAGTGCTGGACTTACATATCCAAACTCAGACATATCAGAATGGAAATTAATAAAAGAAGCAAAAGAATGGTTGGAATCAGAGTATTATAAAAATTATTGTTATATATTAGGATTAGATCCTTCCTACTTAAAAAAATTACATGGCAAAATCAAAAACAAAAAAAAGCACCTTACCGAAAGAGTTTACACAGCTCTCTTCATTCGGATTAGACGACTCAGAACTAATTACGACTATATTCTTAGCTGATGACGATGGTAATCCTGTGGTGTTAATAAGATTTACAAACTTTGATGATACTGAGCAGGCTCAAGATTTTATATCAGTATTTAAAAAATATAAGAGTTTTCAAGAAATAGAAACAAACGAAAAGACAATACATTAAAATGGCCCCAAAATCAAAATACACAAAAGAATTAGTAGAAACTGTACTCCAGGAACTAGCTAGAGGTAAATCAATCAGAGCAGCATTAAAGGTTGTTAATATAGATTGGGAGACCTGGAGAAGTTGGTTAATAAAGAAAGCAGATCTAAGAGAGAAATACAATCAAGCTAAAGAAGATGGTATCGAATACTCTATGGCAGAGGTCGATGAAGTAGCTAAGAATGCAGTTAAGAAATCATCAGAGAGTAAGATGGATATGGCTAATGTAAAAGCTATCGATACATTCATAAAACATAAACAATGGATGGCGAGTAAGTTAGCTGCGAAGAAGTATGGCGATAAAACGCAAATGGAAATAGGAAACATGAAAGATCAAAGTTTCTCTATAAAATGGGATAAGTAATGGACAAGATAGAATACATCAAAGATAAATGGAATAACCTAAACAAGAAGGGCAAGACACTTGTAGTAGTAGTAAGTGTAGTCGTTTTGTTAGGAATTATACAAAGTATTTAGTGTTATTAGAGATAATAACATACAAATTTGTAGTGTTTGTAGAGGATGTTTGTTGTAGAAGTGTTGAGAATGTTAAGTTGTTTAGTAAAAAGCTCAATACTCGCACAGAGGCCTTCGTGAGCAGATTTTGTTCGTATTTTGTTCGTAAATGGCAAAAAAATATATAATAGCTGGTCATTTTCTGCACACATAGTCATAAAAGTACTGATAAATATAGCTTAGCACATCATTAAATATGTAGTGCCTAGCTTTTCTAGGATTTTTTCTTTTTTGGCAGCTAAAATATTTTGTAACACCACCCACGCAGTCGTTGTCATTGCAATAGGAAGTGATTTCAACTCAGAACAAAATCTCTATGAGCAAAAATTTTACAACAATACCTTTGACATTATCTGAAGCAAACGATTTTGTAACAGAACACCATAGACATAACAAAAAATGTCAAGGTCATAGGTTTTCAATAGGTTGTATAAAAGATAATGAATTAGTTGGTGTTGCTATTTGTGGCAGACCATTATCAAGAAGATTAGACAGTCAGTTTGTTCTAGAAGTTTTAAGAGTTTGTATCAAAGATCCAGCTCCTAAAAATGCCTGTTCTTACCTTTATGGTAGAGCCTGGACTATTTGGCAAGCTATGGGTGGAAAAAAAATATTAACTTACACCTTAGCTACAGAAAGTGGATCTAGTATGAAAGCTGTAGGTTGGAATAAAGTATCAGAAACTAAACCTTTTAAAATCGGTAAAGGATGGACTACTAGAAAAGGAAGAGAATGGCAGCCGATTAACTCACAATTAAAATACAGATGGGAAAAAGGTTATCTTATTTGATGGTGCTGATGAGATGAATCGAACATCCTACTCCCTTCTTACCAAGAAGGTACTCTACCAATGAGTTACACCAGCATAAAAACTGATTATATGAAAAAAAAACAAAAAAACACAAAAAAATTAGATGTCTTTGCCATGATGGTCAAAGAACTTAACGATAAAACACCGATTAGGCCAAATTCAGGTCGTGGACTCGTTAAAGATAGCACAGTTTCAAGAATTCAAGACATTTACAAAGGGGATAAGAAAGAGAATGAATGAAATTAAAAATACTAGACCTGTTTTCAGGTATTGGAGGCTTTAGTTTAGGATTAGAAGCTACTGGTCATTTTGAGACTGCTGCATTCTGTGAGATAGATCCTTACTGTAAACAAGTATTAAAAAAACATTGGCCTGATGTCCCTATTTTTGATGACATTCGTCAACTGAAAGGAACAGATATTGGAACAATCGACATTATTACTGGAGGATATCCCTGTCAGCCCTTCTCAGTCGCTGGAAAACAAAAAGCTGAGCAAGATCCGAGACACCTCTGGCCAGAGTATTTTAGACTTATCCAAGAACTCCGACCAACATGGGTTATTGGAGAGAATGTTAGTGGACATATTAAACTCGGTCTCGACTCCGTACTTGAGGACTTGGCGAGTGAAGGTTACTCCACGAGGACATTTAGTATTTCAGCTGCTAGCATCGGTGCAAACCACAAAAGAGAACGCATCTGGACTGTGGCCTACTCCAACGACTCAAGAGATAGAACATCCCAACATGAAACTAACTCCAACAGGGAGAAGATTAACGAAGGATGGCAAGAACAGTCATTCTCTGAACCTAGCAGACAAAGTGAAGATGTGGAGAACTCCAGACGCACATTGTGGCAGAGGGGCCAATTCAGTAAAGAGAATGAAGATGAAATTGGAAAAGAAAATGCCAATCAGTTTGAACGATCAAGTAGCACATCCAAGATTGATGTGGCCAACACCGACAGCAAGAGATTACAAAGACAGCGGGAAAGCAGTAGTCAATTCAACAAGAAATTTACTACCTCAAAAAGTAGCGAAGAACGACAAAAAGGATTGGGTGGAAAATGGTGGGAGTCTGAACCCAGAGTGGGTAGAGTGGCTCATGGGATTCCCAAAAGGGTGGACAGACTTAAAACCCTCGGAAACGCAGTAGTACCTCACATACCCTATTACATCGGTCAAGCGATTGTAGAAAGTTATCAATGAAAATAACTATTCCTTACAAACCGAGACCTTTACAAAAAGAAATACATAAGAATTTAGCTAGGTTCTCAGTCCTAGTCTGTCATAGAAGGTTTGGTAAGACAGTCTTGACAGTCAATGAACTGATTAAGAAGTGCCTACAATGTAAGCTGCCAAGACCTCGGTATTATTATATAGCACCGACTTATAGCATGGCTAAAAGAATAGCCTGGGATTACTTAAAATATTACACCTCGGTTCTACCGAAGATGGAATATCACGAAACAGAACTCAGAGCTGATCTTCCTAATGGTGGCAGAATACAATTACTGGGTTGTGAGAGACCACAAACCCTTAAAGGATTGTATATGGATGGTGTAGTTCTTGATGAGGTGGCACAAATGCCTCCAAAGATGTGGACTGAAGTCATTAGACCAGCATTATCTGATCGTAAAGGATTTATGGTGGCTATAGGTACACCCCAAGGCCATAACTCATTCTTTGAGCTCTATAATCATGGACTCCAGGATGAGAATTGGTACGCAAAAAGTTTTAAAGCTAGTGAAACAAACATAGTCGATAAAGAAGAACTAGGAGAGGCAAAAAAAATGATGCCTCCAGAGATATACGAAGCTGAATATGAATGCAGTTTTGAAAGCTCTGCCATTGGTTCTATTTATTCGCAGTCATTATCCAAAGCAGATAATGAAGGTCGTGTAACAAAAGTTCCTTATGACTCTACGATCAAAGTAGATACTTACTGGGATCTTGGAATGCGAGATAAGACTGCAATATGGTTTGTTCAACAAAAAGGCTCTGCAATCCACCTTATAGATTACTTTGAAGATAGTGGCGAGAGTTTAGAATATTACGCCTCAGTTCTAGATGAACGAGGATATGTGTACGATACACACTACCTACCTCACGATGCCAATGTTCGTGAAATAGGTACAGGTAAATCAAGATTAGAAATAGCACAATCATTAGGATTAGTGACAAGCATTGTAC